GGTTCGTTATCCGCCACATTTAGATTGTACGATGTATTTATTCAAACTAAACGAATATCATCTGAAGTAGAAGATGAAGTTTATACAGGTAGTGTAGGTTTAACTAAATCAGGCTCATGGAATAGTGAAGGTGACTACAACAATACAACAGCCGTCAAATATGGGCATGAAGCACATAGGGATATGCTTATCAGATTTACAGGCTTAAGCGCGGATAATCCTTATAACTGGAATGATAATTTGGATGTGGACGGAATCAAGGCCAATGCAAATCAGCAATGGGCTATTCGATGGTGGAAGAATAAAAGGATGGCCGTTAAGCAGATTCTTGAGCAAATGCAATTTGAATTCGGATTCATTTTCAAGTGGCGGGTGGATGGTTCACCCTCATATTGGTGTATAAAAGATAGCTATTCTTCATCAGATGTTCAGGCAATAATAACCGACAAAGACGGCAAACTAGAAAAGAACGGAATTAAGGCTTCGCCATTTTCCCAACTTACAACCAAAATGAATATAAACTATGAAAAGCACCCTGCCGAAGATAGATATATCTCAAGTAAAACTGGAACCAATAGCACGGCAAGAACAAAATGGAAAATAGAGGACGCAGAGAATATAAAAGATATTGATTTGGATATGAACGTCCTTGATCCCATCCCGGTTGGCACAGATCCCAACGATGGTTTATATAGATATTTAAATAATATCCTTGGGGATGTGAAAGTATTGGTAAATTATAATATTACAAACCCCAAATGGTACGGCCTAGAAACCGGGGATACTATTCAATTCAACTTGGCTTCAATTGCTCCTTTTGGCTATGTTTGGACGGATTTATATTTCTTCATAGAAGATCACAAGAGAGGATTAAATTCTCTCAAAATAAAGGCAAGGCAGGTATTTAGTGACTAGAATGCAACCTTTGATTCCACGCTTTTACTGCGATTGGGTGAACTGGCTTATTCAACTTGGAAGAATGGCAGCTTCTGACATTACGATTTCAGGGCTGGCAATGGCCACGGGATCCACGGTAATTGAAATGTTCGACAATAAGCCGCACAATCTGCAAACGATCACGGCCAGCGGGTTATCCACTCAAGGCATCATAAAAATAAACACAAACATTTCTACTAATTCAGTAAATGAAGCTTCCTTTATTTCGATCCTAGGGCATAACATTAATCAAGCAGATGCAAAATTTAAGGTTCAAGTTTCAGATGATGCCGACTTCGGAGCCGGGAATGTAGTAAATCCAGCGCTTACCGAAGTAATGAATATTGGCGGAAGCGACGTTGCAGCGGATGCCGGCACAAATCCAACGGATGGGAATTACGCCACGCCTGCCAGCAATGGATGGTCATTATTTACGTTCACTTTAACAGCTGGGGATAATCAATATATAAGGATAGTTTTTGACGATGTAAGCAGTGATAATTACGACGCTGATATCAAAATTGGAACCATCCAATTCGGGAAATATATAGATCCACCGACACGCCCAAATATAGATCTGCCTTTGGATCTTGAATTTAAAGGCAATCTTGATGAAACTGACGGTGGCCAATCGTTTTCAAATATGCAATATAACAGCGCCCCAGATTGGTTCCTTGCGCCTTATGAAATAAGCGCCAATGTTACGCCGTCGTTAATAGTTCGATCTGGCCGCTATCTTCAAAACTGGACTTGGTCAATGCTTCCAGACACCAGCTTAATACCAGCTGATTTACAGACCTCAACAAATCTTCTTACAGGGGATACGATGTGGAATATTCTTCAATATACACAAGGCCGCCATTTTCCATGTCTTATCCAATTAGATAATACTTCCACAAATGAATGGCTTTGGGCTAGGATCTTGAAGGATGCCCCGGCAATTTCATCTTCCCCCAATGTTTATACAATCAATTGGCCAATCAGAGAGGAATTTTAAATGGGAGTTATAAAAGATATCAGGGGCAGAGTTATTGATCATGAAGGATATTCCGCCACAGTTTACAAAGACATAAACGGGTTTGATACCATTGCACACGGTAAGCGCACCGATTACTTAAATATTTCAGAAGATATTGCTGGCCTTATGCTTGATGAAGATTTAAACAAGATCCTTATTAATTGCTATCAGAATTTTGATTGGTTCCGGGATCAGCCCAGACCAGCCAAGGGCGTTGTTGTTGAAATGGTTTATCAGCTGGGAATGACAGGCTTTCAGAAGTTCAAAAAAACAATCGAATTCTTGAAGGCCAAAGATTATAAGAATGCAGCGGTTGAAATGATGGATAGTAGTTGGGGCCGGATCCACCTTAAGCGGGCCAAGATTTTAAGAAACATTATCAAGGCTTGCCGGTGATTACTAGAAAACAATGGTGGGAAACTTGCGTTCCACGCTGGGCGCATCTTGAGCCGCGTGAATATGATTTGGCTGAATTCCCTTTTGGCTTCAAAAATAAAGTTGTTGTTGATTACGGGATTGGCGGGGGATGGTTTGGAAAAGCCTTATTTGATCAGGGAATAAAAAAATATATTGGAATTGACATTGCAGATAGATCTATAAAAAAGGCAAAAGAAACGCTTAAGGGCTATAATTGCGAATTCTTAAAGGCCCCCTGCAGCCTTGATATTGGCGCGGATATTCTTATAAGTTTGGCCTGCATCCAGCATTTCACAGAAGATTATTTTTATTATTTCCTGACTGAATTAAATATTTCCGGGATCCCAATTCTGGGCCTGCAAATAAGACGCGGTAAATTAAAGTTTGATCCACAAAATGTAATTTATTCATGTTACGCAGAGCCAAATAATTTATCAGAGATATTAAAAAATTACACTTTGGTTTCTGTATCAAAAACATATAAAGAAAATAACTATCAATATTTAAGGTTTTCTCTTAATGATATTCAACTATGACCTAGCAAAGCAGAATTGCAGCTTTGACTTTGTGGTATTCTTGGCGCTCTGCGAACAAAGCCGCATCCAGAACGCCGCTTCTTCCTTTTATGTATATATAAGCCCAGATGTGGCGATAAGGTACAAGGAAGCCAATTTTGATTGGAAATGGCGGATTGCGCATCTATTGTTTCCACTGGCTTTAATGATGCCCAATTGCAGGGGCGTTGGAATAGGGCTGGAAGGATCAAACTTAAGTTATAACTTATTAGAACTAGATGTAAATATTTACCGCTCTGGAAAGTTCGGATACATCCGGGCCGGTGAATTCGCTTTGGAAAATTCCCCTACTTATGACAATGTAATTACCTTCCGGGAAAGATCATTGCATCCATTACGGAATTCAAATAAGAAAGCATGGTGGAGCGCTTTTAATGGCTCAAACGATTTATTCATTCAGGATAATGAAACGGAATTATCAATTGAAAATATAAACGTTGAATTGCGAATGGCTATTTATCAAAAGGCCGGGATGAACTGGCTTGTTTCCAATGGCTGCGGCGCGCTCTGTATATTGAACCCAAATATCAAATACAAGATCTTTAAAATTGAAACCCCGGAATACAGGCCAACTTCCTTAAGCCACATAAGACACGCCCAAGGGACCAGCCGCGGCGATAGCCCAAGAATTGCAAATGAAGGCCAGAAGTATATCTGGCAGGAAGATACTTACGAAAATATTAAACGCGAAAAGGAAGCAGAATGGGAACCAATTTGGCCGGCACGGATCTAGGCGAAACATATTTACAACTCAAAGAAATCATTGCAATCATTGTTTTTATTGTGGCTCAAGTTCTTTTATGGGCGAAGATTACAGGGAAATTTGAAAAGGATATCGGTTCAAATAAAACAGATATCGAAACCAACGCCACCAATATAAAGCATAATTATCAAACAATAAAATCAGTTGATGATATTGTCCGGGATCATGACAAAGACATTGCAGTTTTTAAAGATAATATAAAAGGCATCCATGAATCTTCCAAAGAACACAAAAGAAGCGTTGGGAAGATAGACGATAAATTGGATCAGCTTATAATGAATCAAGGAAAGGGGTAAAAGATGGACATATTCAACTTAACAAATGCCTTCGGGCTTATCATTGTTATCTTGGGCTTTGTACTCACAATTGTGGGCGGGAAGTATGTAAATGTAATGCAGCAAGTAAAAGAACTCATGCAGGCCGTTAAAAGCGGCTATGATGAAAAAGGGCCGGGGGGCAAGGAATTGACGGCCAAAGAAAAGCAGCAGATATTCAAAGAAGTTTTGGATATTTGCAAAGCGTTGCTGGCGATAAGGTTTAAATTTTTCCGAAGGTTTAAAAAATAGATTTCCGATCCGACCGTCCGCACCCAGAAAAGGCCCGTTCCCCGCGGGCCTTTTTTTATTTAAATAACCCTTGCACAGCATTACTCAAATAGCGTATTATTAACCAAGGCAAGAAACACTAAAACAAAGGAAACATCATGGCTTACACAGAAATAAAAAAATTCAACTTATACAAACTTTACAAAAACGGAAAATTTGACGATTACGCGTCAGTTCACGAACATCATATTTTTGCTAGAATGTCAGAAATAAATTCACAGTGGGAAAATTCACAGGCGAATGGTGGCGGAACTTACGTTGGAAAGCCTAGGCCAGAACTTCAAATGAGAATTACAGTAATAACAGTAAAATAAATCAACCGGCGGGGGCAGCAATGCCCCTGCCATCAGGGGAATAAAATGGACTTACATAATTACGAATTAATCATTATCAACAGCAGCGCCGGCAAGGATAGCTTATGTTCTATTTTCGAAATATGCAGAATGGCAGATGATCAATTTTACCCAAAACATAAAATTGTAGTTTCACATCAAGACCTTGGCGAAATGGAATGGGAAGGCACAAGAGAACTAGCAGGAAAACAAGCTGCAGATTTTGGATTGAAAATATATTTTTCCAAAAGACGCGACAAAAACGGATATGAAGAAACCCTGCTTGAGTATATTGAAAGAAGAAAAAAGTTTCCTTCAAACAATCAAAGGTATTGCACCAGCGATTTTAAAAGAGCGCCCGGCGCTAGAGTTGTTACGATGCTTACCAAGGGCCTTGGCGAATGCAAAATACTTCATGTATTCGGTTTCAGAAAAGAAGAAAGCCCAGCCAGAAGCAAGAAACCTGTTTTAGCTATTAACAAGATGCTCACCACTAAAAAAAGATTGGTTCACGATTACTTACCCATCCACGATTGGAGTACAAAATATGTATGGAAAATAATCAAACATAATAAATTAGATTATCACCCAGCGTATGATTTGGGAATGCCTAGATTATCTTGCTGCTTCTGTATATTCAGCCCTTTTGATGCGCTTGTCACAGCTGGGAAAGCGAACCCAGAATTATTAAATAGATACGTCGAAATCGAAAACAAGATTGGCCATACATTCAAAGCGAAATCCAGCATAGGCGATGTTAAGAAGGCCATTAATGATGGTTATGAACCTAAACAAATAATGAATTGGATAATGTAATATGACACTAATTAAAAAAGACGGGAAGTATATCTTCCCGTTTGCAGTACCGGGCGGCGAACTAGATTGGGCTACAGGGGCCAAGTTATTAAGAAGAAGCCTTAATCTATCCACAAAGGAATTCGGGGAGCGCTGCGGGGTTTCTCATAGGTCAGTTGAGAATTGGGAGCAAGGCAGGCAGCCCAGCTTATCAGCTGTAATTTGTATGTGGCATAATTGGGGGGAAAAATAATTGCAGTAATGTAATTAAGTTGTTTTAAATTTCGCCCAACGACACCTTTGTTTCTTATCTACCTTAATGTCGTAAGAGCCGCTCCCTTCTAGCGGCTCTTTTTGTTTTGTTTATATAATAATCCTTTCTTAATATACGGTTGTAATTGTTAGAGAATTCTAACTTATAAGAGGGAAGGGCCTCAATTGAAGATAAGAAATATTTCACCTTTTGGAAAAATAGTTCACAGCCGCGGGATAAATGCGTCATGGATAGCCAGAGAAGTTGGTTTATCATCTACAATGATTTACCATTATATGGCAGGCCGCAGCATTCCCGGCAAAAAGAACATTAAAAAATTGGTGAAATTATTGAATATAGGCCCGGAAATATTCAATCAAGGAAAGGGATCCAATGAAAACAAAGGTGGTAAAAATGGCTAGGGCTGTTTTAGATTTTATTTATATGGTATTCGGTGAAGATGCTTTCAGTTATCTTGACAGAATAGAAGGGCGGCAGAATGTTAATTCATAAAGCAATGGCCGCAATTATTAAAGATGTGGGCGCGGTGGGTAAGGATAGCAAGAACGAAACGCAAGGCTGGAATTATCGTTCCATTGATGATATCGCCAGCGCAATCAATCCACTACTTGGGAAGCATGGCGTTTATTTAATGCTCAAGACTCTTAAGCGGGATCAAGAAGAATTCCGCAGCGAAAAGAATTATAAGGGTAACATTACTGTTAAGATAATGACAAAAACCCACATGAGAATTCGCTATACATTTATAGCCAGCGATGGATCAAAGGTTTCTTCAATCATTGAGGGAACCAGCTTTGATTTTTCCGATAAGGGAACCACCCAAGTTTATAGTATAATCTATAAAACACTATTGGCGCAAGTCTTTTGCATTCCTTACAGCAACCCAGATGATCCAGATAGTAAAAGCCTAGAAATGGAACAACAAAAGAAAGCAGATGCAAAGCAGAAGAAAAAGCCTACCGGGAAACCTGCAAAAATGAGCGAAAAACAGATTGCATTTATTACCAAGCTGCAGAAATCTTCTGCCCTTACAGATGAAGATAAAAAGAAAATAACCACATGGCTTGAAAGCGATCATTCCGTAGAAGCTGGGATTAATATGATTAACGCGCTGCAGGAAAAAATCAAAGCTGGCAAGGATAAAAAGGAAGATGCCCCGGAAGAAGAAGTTCCAAAGTGGATCCTTGATCACCGTGAATTAATGGATGTTCTGCTTGAACGTGCTGCTTTGGTAATTCCTAAAAAGGTTTGCCAGAATTATTACGACAAAGCCCAGAATGACGGGCTTAAAGTTCAGGCTGCCACTAGAAGCATTAACACGCTTAAAAAGCTTATCCACGATCACGTTATGAACGGCCTACAAACATCTTACAAAGAAGGTGAAGTTCCTTTTGATGATCCAGATAAGTTCTTTACAAAAATAATGAAGGGCGAATTCATGGTTGAAATTGAGAACATTGAGCCGCTGGAATTTGCTGACATATTAGAGAAAATCAAGAACCGGGATTATCCACCATTTTAAGGGGAAGCATGAAAGTAATTTATATCGACGTAGAAACAACCAGCGTAAACAGTGAAGAATCATTTAGAATTCTTCTGAAAGATCTTTCACCGTCAGGCGAAGAAGGAAACAGGCTGGAAGATACGATTGAACGCAAGCCACCGGGAACTATTATCCAGCTTGCCGGGATTATTGTAATTGATGGTGAAGAAAAGGAACGCTTCAATTTCAAAATGAAACCGCTTCCCGGATCCAATATCGAAGATGAAGCGCTTGAAGTGAACGGCGTTACTAGGGAAGAACTGGAAACCTTTCCCCCGGCCAGCGGGGTTTGTAAAGATCTTATGGGCATATTTAAAACTTATGTAAGCCCTTATGATAAGCGGGATAAATTTTCAATGCGGGCCTACAATGCCGGATTTGATGAAGGCTTCGTTTATCATTGGTTCAGGGCTTTAGATAATTACGGAATTGCAACTTGGGTTCACCGCCCGGCTGTTTGCGTAATGCAGAAGGCAGCAAGGATCTTACAAGGAACGCATTTACACCCAATAAACTTCAAGCTTAAAACCGTGGCGGAAGCGCTGGGAATTGATACTTCGGAAATTAACTTCCATGATGCAATGGCAGATATTGACGTAACAATGCAGATAGATAAGCTGCTTGATCTTCCATTCGTTACCTTGGAAGCCCGCAGGATCCCCGGCTCTAAAGTTTATCTGTGAAGAAGTTAATTTATCATTGGTACGGCTGGCCGGGGGTTAAAAGGATCTTGAAGGGGGTTGGCTGGATATGCTGGAAGCCCAAGGAAAAAGAACTTCCTGTTTTGATCAACAAAGGAAAGGATGAAAAAGGTTATTATGTCTATTGAGCGAAAAGATCCAGAAATAGGGCTTATGAGGGCGCAAAAAGAAACAGGCGGCTTTAGTATGTACGAAGGCGGAAATCTAAGCATGACCGCCCTAATTGGTGATGGAAGGTGCATTTGTGATAGATGCCAAGAGGTTTATAAGCAAGAAGCCAAGAAGCGGAAAGCGGAGAACGATAAATTGAGGGCGCGGATTTGATTCGCGTCGGGGAAGTGGCTGTTTTGAATTTTTAGGGCTGCTTCCCCAGAGATTAAAAAGGGCCGGGGGCAGATATAAAGTTTAACGATTCGCTTTATTGCTGCAAAATCCACCCGGCCCAAACCAATAAATAATATGACACGCTTACAATTTATAAAAAGATTATGGCTGCTTTTCATAGCAGCTTTTATTCCAAGCTTTCTAATTAAGAAGGCCCCGGCGGAAATATGGATCCGCAGCAAGCAAGCTGAATTTATGGGCCTTGGGCATAGAGTATTAACGATGGAAGATTTCGCGGAACTACGAAGAAAATGTTTACAGGCCCGGCATAGCTATTCTAAAATAATCCTTCATCCAGCACAGGAAAAGGAATTCCAAGAATTGATTAAAATAAACAGGTGGAAGAAGCACATAGAAATTGGTATTGAAACGGTAAGAATTGGGCCAAAAAAGATAATTGGCTTTTAAGAATGATTAAAAAAACAAAGGGGAAAAGATGATAATTGAAATTAATATAATATGGATAATCTGCATTATTATCGTAAGCGCAATGGCGGGATTAATGATAATGGCAGTTCTAGCAGCTGGGGGCCGGGCAAGCCTAGAAGAAGATATCATGCTTTTAAAGCTGCAGCTGCGGGGTAATAAGCCAGACACAAGGCCGCCGGGATGGAAGCCCAGAATCTTTTCATTGCAGCGCCCACTTCCGGGGATAGGGCTGTTTAATTACTTTTACCAATCCAAGTATAGTGATTTTGTTTACTTCTGCGGAATTCCTATTTCGTCAGATATTCCAGAAGTTGATCAAGTTGGAATTATTGAATTTGAAGCGCAATATGTGGAAGCCAATCCTACATGGTTCAAGGAAGTTAAATGACTACATACATATTTGATAGCATCTTCAAAGGATGGAGTTTTGAAACAGAACGCTATTCTGAAATTGATCCATGCTGGAAGCCCGGCGATATAAAGCACTTGAGAATTGCAGCATCAAAGGGGCCAGAACATTTCTTATATAAGAAAATGGATAATGAAAGCGACGAAGAAGCTTTTAAGAAGATCAAAAAGCATATTAATAAGATAGAAGAATCCCAATAAACGGCAATTCCAGCGATTGAATAATATCAATGACTTATTAAAAATCCGTCAGCTGGTACCAACAACGCATGAAAAGCCTAAAAGGACACAATCATATTTTATTATGAACTTATAAGAAAGCATTAATATATTACAAAAGATTATGAAAGCTAAATATAACACCTACCCACCATTTCCCCCCAAATTAAGATTCGCATACCCGGAAGGCTTGCGGCAGTTTAGCGCTGTTAATCGGTCTTATGCGGGGGGATCCTTTTTTATAATACTATGAGCAAAAGATTTATTGATACCGATATTTGGCGGAAGAAGTGGTTCAGATCCTTAAGCCCAGAGCATAAAGTTTTCTGGACTTATTTATTTACTAATTGTGATAATGCCGGGGTTTGGGACGTTGATCAAGAACTAGCTGAATTCTTAATCGGTAAGGATATTGATTGGCCAGAAGTGGAAAAGATATTTAAAAATCATATTAAAATATTGAACAACGGTTCTAAGTGGTGGCTTATAGATTTTATTTCTTTCCAATACGGACAACTAAAAGAAACCTGCAAACCCCATCTTCATTCAATTAATTTGTTAAAAAAGCATAAACTGTTTATAGAGTATTTAAAGGGTATTGAAAGGATTAAAGATAAAGATATAGATAAAGGTAAGGAAGAAGATAAGGAAGCAAGCCAAGAAGAAATAAGAACCATAATTAATAATTCAGGATTAATAAAAAAAAGAAGGGGAAAAAATGCAACTGATAAAAGTTGAACCAAACGGCCTAGACACAAACAAGGCCAAAGAAATAAGCGATCTGTTTAAGCCAATGCTTGATAAGATGGTGGAACTTGAAGGCGAATTCAATCAATTGATCTGCCAAGAACCATCAAAGGCGGTATGTAAGCAGGCTGGCGCTTTGCGGTGGAAGTATGTAAAAGTCAGAACTGGAACGGCAGACATCCATAAAAAATTAAAAGCGCATTCCTTAAACTTCGGGCGCTTTGTTGATGGCTGGAAGAATGCCCAGATAATGGCTTCGCAGGAAAATGAATTTCAACTTGAACAACTTGAAAAGCATTATGAACGCATCGAAGCAGAATTGATTATCAAGATCAAGCGGGAACGCATCGCAGAACTAAAAAAGTTTAAGGTTGATGGTGCTGCAATGAATCTTGGGGAAATGGCCACAGAAGTTTGGTTGAATTACTTATCCGCGGTGGAAGAACAATTCAAGATTGATGAAGCTGCAGCGAAAGTAAAAGCGGAAGAAATGATGGCAAAGCGGAAGGCTGAAAGAAAGCGCCAAGAAGCCCAGCGCAAAGAAAACATGAAACTTAAAAAGGAATCAGCGAAAAAGGATGTGGCGCTTCTGAAAAAAAACAAAGAACTTGAAGAAATTCAAAAGGTGCTGCAGGCCCAGAAGGACAAAGAAGCCAAGGAAGAACAAGCTAGGAAGGATGCAGCGGAAAAATTGAAGGGCGCTTCTGACAAAGAACATTTAAACAATCTGCAGCAATTGCTTCGACAAATTGATCCCACCCACTTAATAAAAAGTGAAAGGGGTTTATTAATACAAAAAAATGTATTTAAAGGGCTGACTGAATTAGATCAATATCTTACAACTGCAATAGAAAATCTTTAGCATGGATAAGGACATTTTAAAATATCACCATGACCAGCACAAGAAGGGCTTCCTTCCGCCTTGGCAGGATCTAAAGCCAGCACATAGGGCAATGCTAGAAAGAAGTTCCGGGTTCGCATTGTGGAAATTAGAGCAAGCCATAAATGAATTAAAAAACGAGTTCAGAAAAGCAATAAAAAACATAAGGGGCAAAGATGAAAATTAATAAAATCAAGCAAGCCAAAGAAGAAGCCTTAAGGTTTCTGGATAGGGCCGACAAGGTTATCAAGGGAGAAAAGAAAGATCCTCACTTCCTGACGAATTCATCCAAGGCAGCGGCATCATTGAAACGCCAATCTTTGGAATTGAGTAATTCACTATCGGATATGCGGAATAAATGAACCGTAAGCGCCTAGAAGGAAAATTGATGGGTATGGTGAAGGCTTTCGTAAAAGAAAGAGATAATCATACTTGTCAATGGTGCGGCCGGGATCACTTGAAGGGCTTCTTCTGCCAAGCAAGTCATGTTATTTCCATAAGGATAGATCTTCGATTGGCTTACGATCCAATGAACATGAAGGTTTTATGCACCCAATGCCACGCCAAATATGAAGGAAACAAGGAAGCCGGGAAGGAATGGTTTAAGCAGAAATTTCCAGAACGGTTTCTTTATATTGAACAACAAAGAATTGATAATTTAAAAAAAGGAACCATGTTTGATTCATGGTTTGAAGATAAGATAAAAGAAGGGATAAAATGACTCAAGCACAGATAAGAAAACAGGCAGGGAACCCGCTTCCCCCTACATTAATCGGTTCATTATATGACGATAATAACCACAACCACAGAAGCCCAGCGGTTAAGAATTCGGTTTGGTTCTGCCCGGACTGCCAAAAAGTTTGGTGGCTGGATTATATTCCAGTAAGGAAAACGACGATAATAGTTTATCCAGATAGTTTTCCACGGAATCAGGTAATAAGAAAATGCAAAAAGGGGTACGGATGCAATTAAATAAAAAATGTCAATCAATTATGAACAACCAAAAGAAGCAAAAGCCTAGGAAGGGCAATGGTAAATTCATCCGGGAAGCTATATTGTTTCACGTGGAACGAAAGCCAAACATTACGCAGCCCATGCTTATTTCTTCGGTAATATCTTACCTACATGAACGCGCTGTAAATGCAAATAAAACGTCGGTTTTAAAGCAGATAACGGCCTTAAGAACTGATAATTTATTGAACGTTGAAATGCAGTATTGCTATTCAATAAGGGGCGGGGAATGAAACTTAAACGTATAGTCAGAGAGGGGCAAATGCTGCCTGCTTGGTATTTTGGCAATTCTTACCGGGATCCTGCAAGGTGCGAAATGGTAATGCACATCATACCAATAAACTATCTTATCAGGGTAGGAAGGCAGATCCAGCATTGGTGGAATAGATACAAAGTCAATTTTAGAGCAAATAAAATCTAAATTGGTGGTTTAATGGCTTACTTCTCAAATAGTTCTGACGGCTCCGTATTTGATGCCCAATGCAGCGAATGCAAATATGGGCAGCAACCCTGCCCAATAGCGCTTGTGCAAGTTACATTCAATTATGATGCCTGCAATAACAAAACAGCAGGGGCAATACTAAACAGCCTTGTAAAAGATGATGGTACTTGTGAGATGTATAAAGCATTCAAGCATGACTTTTTTATAGACAAAAACCAAATGGAAATAGGGGAAAAATGAAACCTAGCACCATATTTATAATACTTCATGTAATGGCCATACTGTTTGGCTTCTGGGCTTTGTTTATTACAGTCCCGGCGCATCTTATTTATTTGGCTGTTAAGAAAAAATGATTCAAGTTTTCATTGATGATTGCACCGCAACCAATCAGGAATATTCCGATCAAGGATTCCATGAAATTTATGTGGCTTGCTCATTCCCGGATTACCTTGAAGATATCCAAATAATAATTAACCATTTAACGGCCTATATAAGCAAATTTAAACTAAATATATTTCTCCTGAAATTGGAAAGTCGCTGCAGAAGCCCTACTAATTGCTTCAAAAGATTATTCATTCCTTTGTATATTTCCCGCATGGTAACAAAGGATAGAAACCCAGAATCATTGATTGGCACGGTGTAAGCTGTTGGCTGATAAACAGCCAACGAACAGCCGGAAAAACCCCGGCCGACCCTTCCAAAAAGGAACCAGCGGAAACCCCAACGGCCGACCTAAAAAGGGCGATTCTATGGCCGATATTTGCAACGAATTATTAAGCGCAAAAAGCATAAGATTAACAATCACACCCCAAGAAGGCACACCAATAAAAAAGCTAATTAAATCCCAAAAATCAATTCGTCATGCCGTGGCTGTTATTCAAATTGAAAAAGCACTTGCCGGGGATATGCCCGCAGTAAACTTTCTTACCGACAGATCCGAAGGCCGCCCAGCGCAAACCATTATCCAGAAAGATTCCAACAAACCTGATTTTACAGAACTTACATTTATAACGATGAAGCAGTAATGCAATTACAAGTCAGACAAGAAGATTATCTTCCGCACCAATGGGAATTCCTAACCAGTCAATACCAAATTAAGGCGCTAGTTACTGGCCTTGGTGGTGGTAAAACTTATGTGTTTCTAGCAGAAGCCCTTATCAATCATATCTTCCTTAAAAACAAGATGGGCCTTTCAAATGGCTGGGTTATTTATCCAACTTACGACCTAGCAGAAGAATTATTCATTGAACCATTTCAAGAAGTTCTATCCAGCAATTATATTGATTATGATTATAACATCGCCAAACATCGCTTCGAATCTGATTATGGGAAGATAAAAATATACCAGCTGCAGAAACCAAAATATATTGTAGGCACAGAATTAACTTGGATTGGCTTTGATGAATTCGACGTTGAAAGCTGGAAAAATTGCGATATGGCATGGAAGAAAGCAATCGGAAGGATGCGCGGATCTGAAAACATTAAAATCTTTTTTGTTACCAGCCCGGAAGGGTTCAAATACACCCATAAAATATTTGTTGAAGATAACGACGGTAGCCGGCACTTGATCCAAGGCAAGACCACTGACAACCCCCACCTTCCAGAGAATTATATCCGCCTGATTGAATCCACTTATGATGATACATTAATCAAGGCTTACAGGGACGGGGAATTTGTTAATCTGCAAGCAGGGTCTACTTATTACAATTTCAGCCGGGCCGATAACGTGAAGCCAGTTGAATATAATCCAATGCTTCCACTGCGGGTTTGCTTTGATTTTAACGTTCACCCGATGGAATTAGTGTTATGGCAGAAGTATGATAAAAAGCCTAGAATGCGAATCTTTGATACGATTTCAATGTCCCATTCCCCAAACAGATTACTTACAGATGATGCTTGCAAAGAAGTTTTTAGAAGATATCCCAAATATTGGAGTCTTATAGCTTATCCCGATACATCCGGGAAAGATAGATCCACGAATTCAAAAGAATCAGACCACCAAATAATAGAAAACAACGGCTTCGAAATCCGATTTAAGCCGGCCCATCCTTCAATAGTTGATTCAGTAAACGCAATGAATACTATGCTGCAAGATGATTGTATTATGGATGCAAGATGTAAGCCACTGATCACAGATTTTGAACAAGTGATTAATAAGCCCGGCACGAGAGAAATTGATAAATCAAATTTATTACTAACCCACTCAAGCGACGGCTGCAGATATGCCGCCGATTATGAATTCCCAATTATAAAACCATTTTACGGGAGCGTAAAAAGATGATAGTAAAATCAGAACTAGGAAAATTGCTGCTTGCAGCCACTAAAATTGGATTCGATAAGCAAACCATTAAATCATGGTTCAGGGATAGAAGAATCGCCCTTGATTACTTCCATGCTGATACAGAAGATTACACGAAAGAATTTATTGAAGTTGATAATACGCCCACCGCCATAATTAATATCACAAAGCGAATAATCGACAGAATCAGCCTTGTTTATTTATATGAACCAATAAGGATGATTGACGAAAAGAACGCAGCTGATCTTTATAAAAAATATTGGCGCGGGCTTGATCCTAAAATGCAGCGATCCGAAAAGATAACCAATCTGCTTGATGCCGTTTTAAATATGCGGGTTTGGCGGGATGGCAAAATTGAAACGGATCTTATTTGGCAGTATGAACTATTGTTTTCCAAGTTCAATCCAATGGAACCAATAGCCTTCACTTACCCGATTTCATCCAGAGCGCAGCCAAACGCGGATGCGGAAGTATGGGTTTATTGGGACAAGGATCACACTTACAAATATGAGCGCGGAACTATTGGCGATGATTCAGGGATAGTTACTAAAATCTTACCTGATGAAAAGAACCCCGAACACGTCAACCCTTACGGCTTGCTTCCGGGATGGATCAGCTTCCGGGATGGCGTTCCAGAAAGAAGCTTTCTTGCGGTGGATGTAACTAGGGATATAATTCAAACCAATCTGGCAATGAATGTAATTGAAACCGCCAAATATGGGAACTGCATTCTTCAATCGTTTGGCAGGGAATATTATTTCGGAACTAGAATTGATCTTGATGCAGTTAAAACAGGGCCGGGCCATTCAGGCGTTTTGCCAGTAGATGCTAGGGTTGAAATGGTCAGCCCACCTGATACAGTTGAAAGCATAGAAACCGCCTTAAACGGAATGCAAAAGCGCTTAAGCTTAAGCTACCACTTACCCGGTGATTTCTTCGAAGGCACGACCGCAGAGTCAGGAACCGCCAAGGCCATAAGATGCCAAGAATTACAAGATGATAGAATTTCCGATATCGCCAGAAAGCGCGAAGATGAAAACAAAGCCTTTCAAATTGACAAGGCAATCCTTAAGGCCAATAAAATTGAAATTGGAAGCGTATTCAGCATTGATTTCAGGGAAACCGAAAACATCCTCACGCCAGACGAAAAGCGCGCGCAAGATGAACATGATATGAAATTATTTATCAAAGATGAAGTTGATATCTTTATGGAACGGGATCCAGATAAATTTAAAAACCGTGCTGCAGCAATCGCTTATATGGAAATAAGAGGATACCGGGATCCAGCCAAGGCAACCCCAGCAGACAGATTTGCAGCTGCTTTAAATGACAGCGATGCCAACGCCTGAACAAGAAATCCAGAAGATAATAGAAGAAACCACGAACATAATAAGCGGGGTTTTATTTGATGTTTCCGCAGGGCTTCCCCCTAGCGAAGCAGCTAGAATAATAAGTAATTTGCCAACGGGTAAAATTATTGATGATATGAACACCAAAATAAAATCCGCGCTTGATGCTGGCTATATTTCAAAGCTTAAAGTAACCACCGCAATTGCTCCAATTCAGGCAGCCGTAATTACTTCTTATGTGAATATCGGATCCGCTGAATTCTTATCCAGAATTGGGGATCTAGCAGGCACAGTAAAAGCAGAAGTTGCGCGGGGGATACTATCCGGGGCCGGGCGTAAGGAAATAATGCAGGCCATCAATGGTTCCACGCTCCGCCCCGACCAATTAGAAACCCTAGTAAATACCGGCTTATCTACTTTCTCAAGAACCATTAATGCAACAATGGCAAAGGAACTTCCAGCAGACGAGAAATTTGTTTATATTGGGCCAATGGATGAAAAAACGCGGGATGTATGTATTGAAATGATGGCAGCTGGGCCGCTTACAGTTGAAGAAATAGAAGAACAATTCCCCGGCGCTTTAGTAGATGGCGGGGGTTTCAATTGCCGGCATAATTGGGAACTAGACACCGGGGAAAATGTCTTGCACGATCCAAAGAATGCCCAGAAGATTAAGGATGATAAGATATTAAACGATAAATGGAAGAAGCCCAGAACCTTAAGGCAAACCCAAGCTGGAATAAAAGCGCCTGCAGCAGTTAAGGGTCCAGATATTACCAAGCTAAACAGAAAAGGTTTATTGAACAACTTGGAAGGGCTGACAACCGTCACAAAAGAATTACCAGAACACTTGCAAAGATTAACAAGAGCCACAGCAGGGAACCCGGCATTCAAAGCAAAAGTGGGACTTGCGGGCGTTCCAAATAATATGCTGCGGAGCATTACAAACGGCCTTTCACCAATTCTTAATAGGTATAACGTAAAAGTTGATAATCTTGGATTGATAAGGGGCCGATCAAGGAACGCCGCCCAATATGAAAGATATATGGTCGGCGGCAAGATGAAATGGGACGGGATAAGATTCCGCAAAAATTACGTTTCCAATTCTTATAGACCGCAAACCCCCAGCCAATATTTAAGCATGAAGCAGCGCGCTAAAGTAATGCAGCAAAACGAGCGCCTAGAATGGAGCGGGCGATCCATGCCAACATCAAGGAAAACAGCATTCGACAGGCGGCAAGTATTTATTGATAATGCGGAACGGTTTACAATTTCAACCGTTGCCCCTGATAGGGTAACTTCTACAGCAATCCATGAAGCTTGGCACGCCGTAGATCACCATAAAAAATTAAACGGAAAATGGCAGCAAGCCTTAAAGCGTAACAACGTAACTTTAGCGGATAAATATAAAGTCAGCGAATATGCAGCATCAAAAGACGCTGAACTATTCGCAGAAACAGGAACGGCGATTGAATTAAAAATAAAAATTCCTGCAAACGTAAAAAAGGCGTTTGAGGAAACAATAGAGGGGGTATAAATGCAAGGGGATCAATGCGTTGGGTGTATTCATTATTTAGGGGCAAAGACTTGTGAAGCCTATCCAGAAGAAATTCCAGATGAAATTTATATTGAGGGCTTTGATCACAGGGAGCCGTTCAAGGACGATAACGGCATCAGATGGGAACCAGTTCCAGAATAATGGGAGTATTAAAAAAAGCTGATTGGTTGAGAATGGGCGCTAGAACGCGGGACTTCTGGCGGAAGTGGACGTTTATAGATAGCCTAGACGTAAACGGCGATAAGTTCAATGACTATTCCGAAGGATACGGGGAAAGGAAGCGCGGCAATAGCTTTAAACGGCAGGCAACGCAATTTAAGGATAAAACGGCCCCGGTTCTTACTTCTGACCTATTAAGGGATCTGGAAGTCAAAGGAATCACATCTAAGGGCTTTAAGCTGGGCTGGACAAGCGAGGGTGCAAAAATTAAGTGGCTGGCTGATAACGGCCGGGTAATATCTAGCCCAAGCCAATTAGTTCCCGGAAAGATGGACGGGATAGTACAGGGGTTTGTTTTAAAAGCAATGGATAATATGCTGGGGAAAAGTGAAACTAGAACGTTCAACTTATAAATCTACCGACGAAATAAGACAAGAGATCAACCTAGATTCTTGCGTAATTCTGGGGAACGGATCTTCAATAAATGATTTGGATTTCTCAAAGATCAGCGATCATTTAACCATTGGGGTTAATCGGATAGGCAAGATCTTTACACCTGATATTCATATATGCGTCGATGCGCCGGTTTGTGAATCTGATTCCCCGGCCAAGGTTTCTTGGGATAGGTACCCGGAAGAAGATTACCTTCCATTTATCGGAAGAACCAAAGTTCCAAGCGTAACGCTGGCCTGCTATTTTGCAGTATATCTAAATATAAAATTTATTTATCTATGTGGTGCGGATTATAAGGGCAATTACTTTTGGGGCGCGGATCCCCGGAAGGAACGCGGAAACCATTTATATTATCGTTCAATAATCAAAGCCCAGCTTACCCACATCCACAGCATATCCGAAAGCCTTATCCATAAAGGCGGCCAAATGTTCAATTGCTCCAAGGATACCGAAATCGAATTCCTAGAGTATTCTAGCCTATTCAATGCTTAAGAATTCCCATTATGGCAGCATCGAAGAAGCCCGCCGGGAAATCGACACATCCAAGCCTTGCATTGTGCTGGGAAATGGATCTTCCTTAAACGATTTAGATATAAATAAAATACAGAAGTTCTTTACAATTGGAGTTAATCGGATTGGAAAACTATTCACGCCTGACGCTCACGTTTCCGTAGATCTGCCGGCCTGCGAATCCAAGGCCCCTTTAAAAGTAAGCTGGGGAAATTATAAGGATCCAAATTATATCAATCTGGGAACGCAGAAGAAACCCAGCATAATTATTTCTTTAGATTTGGCTGAATTATTACATTTCAAAGTCGTATATTTGTGCGGCGTTGACATGATAGGAAATTATTTTTGGGGGGGAAATCCAATCATAGAACGAAACAACCCCCAGTATTACCAACATATTAAAGGATCACACTTTGATTACTTTTCCAAATATATTGGCAGGCTCAAAATTCTCAATTGCTCAAGCAATTCTTTTTTAACAATGTTTCCAAAATCAAATAAATTTATAAAGGATGCGGATTAATGGGGTTTAAGGAATCACTCGCGCGGATACGCGAAAGTCAAGGGGAAGGTTCCCCACACGAAGCAGATTTGAAGGTTCTTGAATCTGGACATAGCGCTCTTATTCTAGCTAATGAAGAAAAAGATATAATTATCGCTGATGATAAACGGAACATATCTTTTTTAAAGGATGAAACCATTACTAGGCGTAAGAAAATTGGCACTTTAGAAACGGAAAATACAGCCTTAACAACCCGCCTTACAGAAGCAGAAGCGAAATTTCCAGACCTGCAAGCGCAGCTGGGAAAAATGGAAACATGGAAAAAGGATCAAGCGGGCAAAGCAAAGACAAATTGGGAAGCTAAATTAAAAACCTTAAAAGAACATAAGGGTTTTGAAACAGTGAAGGACAATTTTGTTTTTGCTGCAGATGGGGCTGAATTAACGGATGCTGATATCCAATCCAATATTACTAAATATGCCGAATATCAAAAAATTGGGATCTTCGAAGCAACCAAGGACGTTGAAGTTGATCCCGCCCACCCGGCATCCGTAGGCGATGGCAAATTTGGCGGGTATAATTCCCGTGCTGAATTTGCAGCCAAAGATCCAAAGAAATTTGGGGAATGGCGAGATTCGCAGAAATCCGGCGGAAACTCCATCGGAACAATAAGAATGCCGGATGGTTCTATAAGATAGAAAGGCTTTCTTATGGCCAACGAAACGACCACCACTTCGTTAAATGATTACGTTGATACTCTGCTTGCAGATGCTATCTTCCAGCTAAACAGGGCTGGCGTAATGCCCGATAAGGTTCACCGCGAATCAATTATCGGATTCCCCGGAAAAGCTGCAAACTTCAATAAATGGGATGCCCTTGCTTCTTCTGACGTTCAGTCAGGCACAGAAGGAACGGATTATTCCACGGTTAAGCAGTTATCTTCCAGTACCGTTGCCGGCTCCGTAGATGAACACCTTTTAATGTCCGTGATTACCGATCTTGCAGTAAATTCTAGCGTTGAAAACGTTGGTGATGGTGCAGGAATCTTGCTTGGAAATGCGATGGCAGCCAAGCTGGACGATGATCTTGTCGGATTATTTACCGGGTTTTCACAAACAGTTTGTGGAGCAGGAACAACTCTTATCAATGATCATATTATGGCAGCCCTGCAGCAATTGCACACAGCAAACGCGCCTGGCCCGTTTTATGGTGTATTCCACCCTAAACAGATCTGGGGGCCGAAAGGCTTCACCGGCATATTAGATACAACCGCAGTTTCTAGCAATTCACAGCGCACCGCGCTAGCAGAACAATTGCAGACTTCGGGAATCTTGAGTCAATACGCCGGCCTTGGAATTGATTTCACGCCAGAAATTAATGATGATGTGGCCAGTGGCGGCGATGCTGCAGCCGGGATCTTCTCTCACATGGCAATAGGTTTGACAGATAAAGGTTTCTTTAATGTCGAACTTGAACGTAACGCATCTATGCGCGGCTTCGAAATGGTCGTTCAGGGATTGTGGAAAGAAGTTGAAGCGGTAGACACTTACGGCGTTTACGCCCTAAGTGACGTTTCATAAATAAAGCGAACTAAAAGCGGGGGGATTTTCCCCCGCTTTCTAAAGGGGATTTCATGTCTAAACCAAGCGAAAAAAATTATCCATTAAGTAACGGATGGAGTTTCACAGGATCAAACGACGAACAAGGGCGCGTTGTCGATGATTCAGAAGTTTTGATGGTAAGGCCAGACGGCCAGCCAGCGCCAGTTCAAGCGCAATATGTAAAATATTATGAAGCCAAGGGCTTTAAAATTGTAGATGATCCACTTGACTTGGCCGATGTGATACCAGCATCCTTACAGGTTGAAAAGAAGCCAGAGAAAGCAGAACTGCGAAAAATCCGCGATGAAAAGCGGCAGCAAACAGAAGATGATTTGAAAGCTGAATTGAAGGATAAGATTGAAAAGGAAAAGGAAACTGAAAACATCCTTAAACGCATGGCAGAACTTGAAGGCAAGCAAACCATGACAGAAGAAGCGTTGAAAAAATCAGATGCTGCTTTGGTTAAGGAAAAAGATAAAAACGTCAAACTCACAGGCGATTTAAAAGAAGCTAAGAAAAAATGATCCAAGGCTGGACAAAGAAAAACGGAAAAGAAATTCGGCCCGTTCCTTTAAGCAAGGAGCAAATCGAACAGCGCGACGCAATAAAGCACGCGCCAATATCCGGGCAAAATAACGAATATTTAACCGACGTTTTGAAGGGCCTTGATATCCGGGCCGGGAGCAAGAACTATATTTTCTCAAAAAATAATTCAATAGTTGCTTGCCCTTCCCCCTTTGATTCCAGCCACACTATTATTATGGGATTAAAATATCCGATCAAGGGCGTAATAATTGCCCAGATTGTGCCAGATCCCACTTACCCAGAATTCGGAAAGAAGCCCTTTGGCGTATTCTTCCCACCAAATGATTCATTGAACAAATCGCTTATTACATTCGAAGGAATTCGGATTGCCTTTGGAATGACGATTGAACAAATTTTCACATACTTTAAAAAAGGTAATTAAGATGTTAATACCAAGTGGCAGAGCAGAAAACGCAGTTGAAGCTTATCAAAGCGCTGCAGAAGAAGATGACGCGCAAGCTTATTCTGGGGAAGGCAATTTCTACGGATTCCAAGGCTTCAATAACAGCCTTGCCGTGGCTTATATAATGGTATTTGATAGCGCTTCCAGGCCTGCCAATGGGGTTTTCCCACTGGCTGGAATATCTGTAAGGGTTTCCAAAGGATATTCTTTTGGATTCAGCCCGGATGCACCCGTCCACTTTAGAAGCGGGCTTTATATAGCAGCAAGTTCAACGCCCACAAGCCTTACAATAATGACAGGTGATGAATTTATCTTTGGCGTTCAAGGCAAAAAAATCTAGGGGTTTATTATGGGACAAATGACACAAGATTTTCCAGCAAGCATATTAACAGATGCAGAATCCGCTTTATTAACCGGCGTAACAGCTGGAACAAAATTGGCTGGCAAGGTATTAACCCAAAACGCTACAGGGCCAGATTATATAAACAAAGTCACAACCATTGAATTACAACTTAATGACACCGATAATTCAGACACCTTGGCCTTATTCTGGAATGAAGATGATAGTTCCGACAGGGTTTTAAATCTTAAGGTAAATGGTGGGAACGCCACTTTAGACTTAACGGCAGGTGGGACTAATGCGTTTACAGGTGATGTCACTATCGCAGCCACAGGTAAATACTATATGGCGGCTGATACCTATTGGTCAGAATCGGCGGCTGATGTATCCTCTCATTTCGTAGGCGGAGTCGAAGCTCTAACAATCAAGGAAGCAACTAACATAGTTGTGGGTATCCAAACCGAAAACCTCGCCACATGGACATCAACAGTTAGTGCATTACAAGTTGGTGGAACAGCAGGGTTATCAAGTACGACAACGCAGGCGAATGGGTCAATTACATGGTTATCCCACAATGTTTATCACGATAGTGGGACAGATGTGTGGAAATATTTATCTACTAACACTGACGACCAAGCAAGTATTATTTCTTTAACAAATGGACAAACAATATTTAAGACAGCAATATCAGGTGCGGCAGATGGAGCAGTATCTTGGATTGAACAGCTAAAATTAAATAATAATGGTTTTAATCTTGAAGCAACCTTCGGTGGTGACATCATAGTCCCACAGGGCAACAAGATTCATCTTGATAGTGGGCAGGAAAGAATAAGTTCAAATGGGTCAGCTATGTTGTTTGATGTAGCAGGTGGTACAGCATTCACAATGTCAGGATCAGGATTTCAAGGCAACTTGACAGATTCAGGATCATTGCAAAAAGAAACATCCTCTGCGACAAATCCTGTGCATTCATTCACAAATAATAATACTTATGGACTTGGTGGATTACCTTCAAGTGGCTATGTTTCAATGATTGCCAATAGTGGTGAAGGGCAGAGATGGGTTGAAGATACTTGGGGTGTTAGTTCTCACTGGCCAGAAATCACCACTCCAACAGCGATTGCGTCATACTGGTCAATCTACGGCAAAGCAGATAATTTAGCTTACTGGCAAGATGGGGCAGGAGTAGAGCGTAGTCTTGTTTATTCTGACTATGCCGGA